TGAATATTGATAACATTTTCTACACCTCCTAATTCAAAATCATATTGTTCAAATTCGCTTTGTATTACATTTAATACATAACCATATTCTTTGTCTAATCTTAATTCTATATACGATCCACTAGCATCCTCTCGTATCCATACCCATTGTGGATCCTCATCTAATATTATAACACCAGTTTCAGCATTCTTACCTAATTGTATTCCGTCTGTTGATTTTTGTTTATCAAATTCTGACCTCATAGCCTTTGCTAATTCTTTGTTAATCTGTTCTAAAATATCTGCTAAAAAGTTTTGTTCTAAAAAATCTATATCAAGTCCTGTTTTAAATTGACTTTCATCTTCTTCTAGATAGTCAACTTCTAAATCATCAAATTGTAAAAAATCAATATCTAATGCGTCTGCAACTTCATTTAATCCTTCAGTTGTTTGCATTTGCTCTATCTCAGCAGGTTTAGAAACAATCAATAAGTTATTAATCATATCTTCATCTAAACTTAAAATAACAGGCGTCATTGGTCTATTTGCACCTGTATCAACTACCGTTGCTTGAAATGCTTGATTAAGTATAACTTGACCTGCGTCTGATTCTACACTAATCTCACCAACAAAACAGCTGCCATTTGTATCACAACTTGGTAATAATATAATTGTTGATGAACCTACTTCATCTATCGTCATTGTAAAATCTGTACCACGAACACCAATTGTTGCTGTTGGTGTTGTTATCTTAACATTTGTTGCTGAGTTTTTTGCAATTTGACCAGAAGCATATCTTACTGTGCCTAGTTTTGCTTTTAATGAAAGTTTACCTGTTTTGGTATTTGGGTCATAAACAAATTCGTCTATGATAAGTTTACTATGTTGGGTTACATCTACTCTAGTAGCGTCTATAAACTCTATACCGACTTTACCATTTCCTGTTTTTACAGTATCGTATGAAAAAACATCTAACTCTCTCTCTACTACAATACCCTTGTCGCCATCTTTTCTATCAATAACGCCACTACCTTCAGATTGAGTAACCTCACCTATAGAGGCAAGGCTACTTTTTAGGGGTAAAATCGTAAGGGTTAAGAGTATGCATCCAATTATAAAATTTGTAAGCCGCATAAACTATTATTCCCGTGTATAATAAAAATACTATCCAATCCATATTAGTCTCTCTGTATAATATCAATATTGTGGTTATCACCACTTGTTGTTAATGTAATCATGTTGTCATAGATACCTGATTGTGTGATATCTACATCAGCAATTGAACCTGTATGTGTGTGTATGTAGGTATGTCCTGCACTATCACCATCTCCGTCTATGTCAACTAAGAAATTATTTGTATCACCATTTACTGATAGTGTAAAGATAACACTAGTACCATCTATTGTACTAGCAACTACATTTGAATCACTACCTGAAGAACCAGATATTGTAATGGCTGCACCTGTAGCGTCTGCTGTTTCACCTACATCAATATCTAGGTCGTTTGAAGAACCTACCCAAACAATTGAAGCAGTTACAGTAGCACATGAACTGACTGTTCCACCACTATCACAATTGAAGTCTATATTGTTACTATCACCAGTTGTACTAAATGTACCTGTATATGTTGCACCATTGATATCAAAAGTCAATACGTTTGAATCACCAACTTGGTCGATATTGAAATTTGATGTTGCACCTGTAACCGTAGAGGCTGTGGTACTATTACCAATCGTGTTATTTTGTCCGTCTTGTAATACATCTAAAGTTAATGTTGCTCCAGATTGTGTTACATAAATATCATTTGCCATTACTGGCGCCGAAATCATCATCAAAAACATAACTAATTTAGTTATACTTTTCATTTATTTTTTTCCTTTTCTAAATGTATCTTGTTTACGCCTTGCATTTTCCATAATTTTTTATTTACACCTTCATATATCATTTGCAAAACAGCGTGTTCTATTGTTGTTCTTATAGCATAATTAACTGGTTCATTTGTAGCTTGACCTGATTCAAACTCTAGTGCTTTTGTACTCATATCTAAAAATCTGAATACATCACCACCTTGACTATAACTTGCAATAGTTTTTGTTGCTGAAACAGACAGTAATATTTCACCTGTTTGTACAGCGACCAATCTTAATGAAACAGTAACTTGGTCTGTACGATATTGTTCATTGATACCAATACCAAAGTATCTTGCACCAACACCACCACTTGCTATGTTACTATCATAACCTACAATACCACCTTCTATAATTAATCCTGCAAAGACTAATGGTTTTAAAGTATTGTTTGCTTGTGTTTCGCCATCGTACAATTCTCTTGTTGACCTAATTAACTGTCTTTCTTTAACTAGATTGTTTAAACCTTTTCTTTCAACGACTTTAAACCAGTCGCCATCACTAACTGCTTTTAAAGCAGATATGACCCAAACATCAGGACCCTGCGTAACTGCTGTTGATAGTTGAGAAAACTTTGGATTAGGTTTTCTCTGTCCTGTTTGGTCTGTAAATTCGTAAACAGCAATTGTTATTTCTGGTTGATTGTCTAAATCAGGTATCTCTCTTAACTTTTCAATCGTTGTTGTGCCTTCTATATAAGGTTCAGCACCATACTTAATATTTTGTGAACCATTAGAAGCACAGCCTGATAGCAGACATACTAATCCTATAACTTTTATAAATTCGTATATTCCCATAATTAAAAATTAAAGTCGCCTAAAGGTACTGACATTGTGGTAACATTACCATTCGGGTCAGTTATTGTTAATGTAATTATTTCAGTTGATGTATCTTTCACCCAATAAATTGTAGAACCTTCTACTTCAGCAGTACCAGATGTAGGACAAGTGCCTGTACAGGATTCGCCAAACATATTATCAACTAACTGCTTTGATAAGTTAGCATAAATTCTACTCTCTACATTTTTAATAAACTTGTTGATTGTAGTATTGTTCTCTGCTCTTTCGGCTGCAGCTGCCGCTGATTTAGCGTCATCTTTTACTTGTTTCTCTCTATTATATTGTAATTGTTCAATAGATAAAACATGACTAGAGTATCCATTCCCACTAAATGATGGATTGCTAAATTCATGCACAATTTCGCTTGCTGTAAGAGTGTTAGGACCCACCAATAACACATAAAAAAACGATACTAACACTACCTTTTGTAGTGTTTTCATACTTATATTTATATAAAATAAGTAATAGAAACAAACAAAATGACATAGTGTATCATCTGGTCTGTCCATATTGAGTTCCAAAACATAGTATTATTTTTTACTTGTAAATATTGAGTGTTAATTCTTGAAGTAATCCAGTCTTGTATCCAATGCAAGATTGCCATGAGTAAAACCCAACCTAGTATATTATAGAATACTACAATGAAAGGTAAAATGTATGCCCCGACATGGACAGATAGCCAATAGTTTGAGCTACTTTTTTGTGTTGCCATCTTCTCTGTTTGAAGAAGGCCGTCTCCTATCCAATGACAAATTATTATCTTTAGTATTATCGCTAGTTCCATGCTGTTTCTCCTCATTCTCTTGCATTTCTAATACCGTGTTCAATTTTGACCTTAACCTGATAAGGTCATTATCTAGCATTCTTATTCTATCGAGTAGACCAATCAATGCTACATTCGCTTCACCTAATTTATTTTTGAGGTTTTCTGTTGTAAATTTGTATATGAAAAATATGAAGTAACCCATGGCGATTGCAGCCAAAGTGGCAAAACCATATTGGTTAAGAATTTCTACTACTGACATTTAATCTCTCCTAGCGTCTGTCTTTCCGTCTGCTCTGGAGATTCTATCTTCATCTGGTCTTAACTTTAAAGCGTGAGATATTAACAAGTCTAATTTAATCATGTCATTGTTCATAGTTTTAATTCTATTATCTAGTGCCATAATAATACCATGAATACCTTTTACTTGCCCGACCACAGAATCTAAAATATACTTTAAAATGATGTATATAAAAATACCCATAACAACTGCTGAAGCTACAGGTAAACCAAATTCAACTAATATTTCAAAAAATAAGTTCATACACCCTATTTATACGCTTAAAAAAAGGGGTGCCGAAACACCCCTAGTTGTCTAATATAATATAATTTACTTTTTAGTGTAAATTGAGTATAATACCCAAACAGCAACTAAACCAACTAAACCTTGAGCACTAAACCCAGCGATTATGGATTGTACGTTACCTATCACACTTATGTCAGGCCAAAATGGCACGTTTTGTCCACTAAATAAAACTTCAAGCACAATGCCTAAAGCAATAAGTGAAACACCTACATCTGCTAAAGCAGCTGCCCAGCCTTTTATTTTATTAATAATTTCCATATATAGTCTCCTTTATATGATTTGATATCTCAAACTATGCATGATATAATGTATTATTTATATTAAAAAGGGGTTAGGACAGAATATCCTAACCCCAATATAAAGAAACAGGTGGAGAGATTAATCCTCTTCTGCTAATTTTGAGAAGTAATCTAGTGTATCATCACCGTCATCTTCTTCATCATTAGCAACCGAAGTAGAAGTATCTACTGTTTCATTTACAACTGGTTGACTAACTGTTGGTGCTGTAGGTGGGTCCATAACATCTTCAGCTGTACCAGTATTTCTAACGCCACTTAAAACTTTATCAAGTTTGCTTTTCAGCTCATCATAAGATTTAAAGTTTTCAGCCGCCAGAAATGGTTTTAGTGGATACTGTTTGTTCCACAATTCTTCTATAGCTTCATCATTGTCTTTCACAGGTGATGAGCTATCAAACTCTGATTTATCGTAATTCCAGTAACCATCAACTTTTCTGATTTTCAGTTTAAAGTTTGCACCTTCCCAGAAATCAAATGGGTTGATAGGTTTCTCATCTTCAAATTCAGGTTTCATCGCTTCAGTAATCTTATCAAAGATTTTCTTACCAAACTTAAATAATTT